CTGCGAAGATGCAGAGCAGCGCGACGAGTGGCGGCGCTTATGCCGACATCTCGGGCGCTGCAATCGCAGGCTTCGGGCCGAGCGACGACAACACCATCCAGACGGTCGACTTCGATGTCTCATCGGATAAGCCGTTCCTAAAGGTAGTGCTCACGCAATCGCAAGCGACCGATGTGTCGTGCGCGATGGTCAACCTCCGGGGGCCGATGCGTGGCTAAGTATCTCTGCACCGCATCGCGGCGCATCGCCGACGACATCTACGTCGCGGGCGAGGCGTACCAAATCAGCGATGAGCTGGCGGCGCGGTATCGCGGATACTTCGACGCCATCAAGGGGGAGCCGGAGCCTGCGAAGGCTGCACCAGTAACGCGAGCGCCGAAACCGTCCACGACGGCGTAGGTGCTAAAACCCTGCTGCGCGGTGTCTCCCTCCGGCACCGCGCAGCAGGCAACCGAGGATGATGATGATTGATCTGGATCGAGTCTGCTGCGGGGTAGTGCATACCGATTGCGACGAGTTCGCGGTCGGCGCGTGCTGCATCTGCGCGAAGAAGGACGCGACCAGGGGGCGCACGACGAAGAACATGCTCGCGCGTGAGGACAAGTAGATGGCGCTCTATCCCGTGTACCACACCTACTGCAGCGCCGACTTCTTGCGTAACACGCTGGCGGGCTCGGCATACTCCACCGGTTGGACGCAGGACTCGGACACCATCCTCGCTATCCTCGAGCGCTCCTCGCGGATGGTCGATTCATACGTCGGCGACCAGACCTTCGGGCCGACCACCGAGACCCGGCTCTACGACCTCGGCGGCTCCGAGCCGTGGTACATGGGCAACGGCTCGCTCCGCAACGACCCGAGGCCGACGCGCTCAAACGCGCTGTCGCTGCAGACCTACGACTATCGCGCCTCGGTCGTGCCGCTCGACCGCTGGCTCGTGAGCGCGACCACCGTCACCGCATACGCGGACACGGCGCGCACGACGAACAACGTGCTGGTCGAGGGCATCGCCGACGACTACCTGCTCGAGCCGTACAACACGACCCCGAAGTGGCGGCTCAAGCTCAACGAGGACTCGACGCTCGCGTTCGGCGCGGGCCAGCAGGTGCTCAGTATCCTCGGCACGTGGGGATACCAGAACGTCACCACGCCTGCCAGCACCCTTAGCGCGGCGATTACCACGACGACGGCGACCACGCTCACGGTCGCGGCGGTCGGCAATCACGGCGCCGGCACGACCATCGTGGTCGACTCCGAGCAGATGTACTGCACCAGTCACAGCGGCCTCACGCTCACGGTTCGCCGCGGCGTCAACGGCACCACGGCGGCGACTCACCTGACAGCGGCGGCGGTATCGATGGTCGAGTATCCCTCCGACGTGAAGATGGCGACCGCCGACCTCGCGCGCATCCAGTACCGCGACCGCGACATGGGCATCGTCGAGACCATCGGCACCGGCGAGCAGGGCACGCGCACGCGCAGCTCGACCGAGATGCGGAACACGCTCGGGACGCTCGACCATTACCGGGTCGCGCGTGACAGCGCGGGGCTGGTGTTCTAGTGGCGACCGCGACCATCACCAAGACCGGGCCGATCTTCGCGCCGAACGTCTCGCAGGAGGTCAAGAGCGCCGTGCGCCATGGACTGTTCGACATCGCTGCCGAGATTACCGGCGACGTGCAGGAGCAGCTCTACGCGGGGCACGGCTGGGTCACCGGCAGGCTGCGCGGCAGCATCGGCGCGCGCCAGTTCTCCGACCTCGGCTACGAGGTGCGTAGCGGGGCGATTACAGGCGAGCCGGTGGTATATGCGGCATGGGTGGAGACCGGCAAGCGTAGGGGCTTCCAGACCCGTTTCCGGGGATACCAGATGTTCGAGCGCACCGCCGATGCGTGGGACAACAAGCGGACGCGCATCGGTGACCTCATGGGCCGCGCTCTGGTGCGGGCGTTCTCATGAGCAGGTCAGGCGCAATCACCGCCATCGAGACGGCGCTCGGCACCGTCACGACGCCGACGTTCGTGGCGACGTACATCGGCGAGCCGCTGTCTATCCCGGCAACGCCGATGGTCGCGTTCTGGCTGACCGGCCAGCGCGAGGACTTCACGACGCTGGGCGACTCGTCGACCATCGCCGAGTTCATGATCCGCTGCTACTGGCGGATGCAGGTCTCGCCGGATGTACGCGAGAGCATCGAGGGCGAAATATGGGACGCCATCGTCGGCATCAAGACCGCGCTGCGGGCTGACTCCAACCTCGGCGGCAACGCGACCGACTCGCGTCCAGGGGATGCGAGCACCGGGTACATCGAGATCGGCGGGCTCGTGTTCCGGCAGGTCAGCATCCCGTTCGAGGTCAACATCTACGGCGAATCGCCGATCGTCCCGTAAGGAGTTAGCAGATGGCGAAGGTCAACGGTCTCGGTGTTCGGCTTTACGCGGCGGGTTACGACCTCAGCGGCGACGTGAACGTGATCGACTCGATCGGATATACGCAGCAGCTCCTCGATGTGACCACGCTCGACAAGGAGGCCACGGCGCGCATCGCGGGGCTGTCTGATTCCGCGCTCACCGTCAACGGGTGGTTCGAGCAGACCGGCGACCACGCGGCGTATACGAGCCTGACCGGCAAGCTGCCGACCGCCGACCAGATCGTCTTCACTCAGATGGGCACCGCGCTCGGCGATGCGTTCTGCGGTCTGACGGCGAAGGAGTCGAGCTACGTCGTAAACCGCGCGCCGGGCTCCGCGCTGGCGACGACCGCGAGCTACAGCAGCACGGCGGGGGAACAGGCCGAGTGGGGCGTGACGCTGACGGCCAGCAAGACCACCAACGCATCAGCGGCGAGCGGGGCCGGCGTCGACAACGCGGCAAGCAGCGCAAACGGGTGCGTGGCGTACCTCGAGGCGATGAGCCTCGTGTCGGGCGCCTGCGTGGTCAAGGTGCAGCACTCGACGGACAACGTGACGTTCACCGACCTGATCACGTTCACCAGCGTGACCACGGCGAACGTCCCGTTCGCGCAACGCTCGACGGCGAGCGGCACCATTAACCGTTACCTGAGAATCAACACCTCGGGGACGTTCTCAACAATCGTGTTCGTGGCGGGCGTCGCTCGTCTCTAGTTCCCTGAAAGGGGTGCATCAATGGCTAAAATCTCGGGACTGGGTGACTACTTCGCCGTGGATAACAGCGCTGGTTCGCTGAAGGACATCAGCAACGACGTGACCTCGCTGGGCGTGAACGTGAACCAGAACCTGCTCGACATCACCGGCCTCGACAAGTCGGCGATGGAGCGGCTTATCGGCCTTGCTGACGGATCGTTCGCGGTGTCTGGGGTATTTAATCCTTCGGCGAATCAGGCTCACAGCGTGTTTTCGACCCGCACTGGGACGCGAACCGCGACATACGCCATCGGCGGCAACACGCAGGGTAATAGTGTTCTCAGCATGGAGTGCTTGGTCGGCGACTACAACCAGAATCGAACAAAGGACGGGATGGTCTCGTTCACGGCGACCCTGTCTCTCTCAAACGGCACGACGCCGACGTGGTCGACCGTCGCCTAATCTAGTTCGACACACTCGGAGGGGTGAGACGTGGCTTACAAGATTGAACCGAGGACGCTGACGCTTGTCCTCGACGACTACCAGGGGGCCGAGGTGGTCTGCCGTCTCAGCATCAGCCTCGGCGAGATGCTAGATATGCAGGCCGCCTCGACCGCTGACGCAAACGGCATCCGCGAATCGTATGAGCGATTTGGGCGCGAGGTGCTGATTAGCTGGTCGGTCGAGGGCGAGGACGGCGAGCCGCTGCCAGCGGACGCCGCGGGCATGATGATGCTGACGCCTGATATGGCGTCGGCGATTATGGGAGCATGGGGGCAGCAGATCGTCGCTGTCCCTCCGAAACCGTCAGCGCAATAGCGCGCTGGCGGCACGTTGGCGGTGGGGTAGACGTGAACGGGAACCCGGTCGTGAAGCCTTACGACCTGTACGTCGCGGAGCTGGTCGACGCGCTCTGCCAGCGATACGGCGCGCTGCCGTCGCAGGTGCTCGCCGAGGATGTCGAGATGCTTAGGATGCTGGCGATGATCTCGGAGGGCGGCACTAATGGCGAATGATGTCCGCATCACTGTCAGCGTCAACGACAACGCGAGCGCACCGCTCCGCAAGGTAGCGCAGGAGACCGACAACCTCGGCACCAGCGCGGGCGGCACCGGCGCGTCGATGCTCACGATGGGGCTGGCAATCACGGCTGTCACGGCTACGGTCGGGGCCGTAGTCGGCGCGCTGGCATCAGCCGTGGCGATGTCTGCCGAGCTCGCGCGCGTGAACGCGCAGACCGGGGCCGTGCTGCGCTCGACTGGTGGCATCAGCGGCATGACCGCCGATGCGGTACGCGACCTCGCCAGTTCGCTCGAGACGCTGACCGGCGTCGACGAGATCGCCATCCAGTCCGCCGAAAATATGCTGCTGACGTTCACGAACATCGGCGCAACGACGATGCCGGCGGCGACGCAGGCTGTCCTCGACATGGCGGTCGCCATGAACGGCGGGCTCATCCCGAGCGAGCAGGAGCTGTCGAAGACCTCGATCCAAGTCGGCAGGGCGCTGCAAGACCCGATCGACGGCGTGACCGCGCTCCGCAGGGTCGGCGTGCAGCTCAGTGACGAGCAGCAGGAGCTCGTGAAGCACCTTGTCGCCACCGGGCGCGGGGCCGAGGCTCAGGCGCTCATCCTAAAGGAACTGCAGGTCGAGTTCGGCGGAAGCGCCGAGGCAGCGTCGAAGGCGCGCGGCGGCGTCGACCAGGCGCGGGACGCCTTCGAGGACGCGCAGCGCGCGCTCGGTGACCGGCTCATCCCGCGCCTGAAAGACGCGCAGCGGGTGATGTATGAGTTTGGGACTAGCGTTGTCGATGGCATGGAGGGGCCGCTTAACGGCGCGCTCAATGCGATCGGTAATGTTGAGACCGCACTTAGCAACCTTGTAACGCTCGCAAAGACTCCGATCATATTTACGATCGGGACGACGAAGATTGAGACGAGCGCGGCAGACATCTTGGGGAAAGTGGCGGGCTCTATCAAGGACGCCTTTATCGGGCCGCATACCCTAGCGGGGGCGGCGATCGCTGCACTCACCACCGCTCCTGCGTTCAAGGGGCCGTTCGACCAGGCAGAGACCGCTAGTTTGCGCGTCCCTGACGCCTCAATGCCGATGAACGGGGCTAATGCATTCAGCGCGCCAAGTGAGCGAACGGGCGCTCGCGCTGCAGTCGTAATCCCGGCATACGTCACGGCGCTGCAGAACCAGATTCAGGCCGCATACGCTAAAGGCGGCATGAGTCAGGTCGAGGTCGTCAGACGGTCGCAGGCCGACATGATGGCGGCGGTCGATACCGCGGCGGCGAAGATGTCGATCGACCTCGGCATCACGCTGCCGGACGCGACGCAGCTCATGTTCGACAAGATGCTTGCGCAGCAGACCGCGCTCGCGGCGGCGCAGGAGGCAATCGCCAACGCGAATATGCTCGCGCAGATTGACGCCTACCTGAAGGGCGGGCAGGCTGCGGTCGACATCGTGAAGCTGCAGCAGGCCGACACTGCCGTCGAGATCAGCAAGATGGCGAACAACATCGGCGAGGCGTTCGGCATCACGATGCCGGAGGCGCTGGGGATTGCGACGAAGGCGGCAGCGGGCACCGCCTCGGCGATGGCCGAGATGGGCAAGCAGGCGGCATCACTGGCTGTCCAGTTGTTCAAGACGACCGGCAACACGGCGCAGCAGGGCGCGATGGTGGGGCTTGCGGGGGCGGTAACAGGCGGGAACGCCGCGTCAATCCAGGCAGCGGTCGAGGCTTCCAACGCGCTTTCACGCGCGCGCAATCCTGAAATCCCGAAGTCTGAAGGTGGAGGCGGGCCGGAGCGAATGGGGAGCGTCGGCGGCGTCACCATCAACCTCTCGGGCATCATCACCGACCCGGTTGCGACCGGGCAGGCCGTCGCTGCGGCGCTCAACAGCGCGAGCCGCACCACCGGGCCGCTGCTGCTGGCCGGGACGGTGCAGTAATGACCGCGCAGGCGCTGCCAACCTTCTCGGTCGGCATCAAGTTCTCGGGTGGCGCGGACTCCGCTGGCTGGTCGTTGGGATACGGCGCGCTCGGCTCAGTGCAGCTCGGCGAGCCCGACGACCCTAACCTCTACATTGACGTCGCCTCCGACGTGCGCGCCATCAACATCAGCCGAGGACGCAGCCGCGAGCTCGAGCAGTACCAGGCGGGCACCGCGTCGGTGGTGCTGGATGACCGCGAGCGCGAGTACGACCCGCTCAACCTGTCCGGCACCTACGTCGATTCGGGAGGCGTGACGCAGATCAAGCCGGGACGCCGCATCAGAATCAAGGCCACGCACCCGACGACGCTGACGCAATACTCGATCTTCACCGGCACCATCCGTGACTGGCAGCTCGGGTACAACCGCACCGACGCGACCACGACCGCGCGATGCTCCGACGCCATGACCGACCTTGCGAACGTCGACATCACGACGACGACCACGGCGGGGCTCTCAGGCGTGGCGGCTGGCGAGGTGCTCGGCGTGGCCGGCATCGGGCTACTCAGCGTCGACGCGGGCATCGCCACGCTGCAGGCCACGACGTTCACGAACGTCAGCGCGCTCTCCGCGATGCAGACCCTCGAGGCGTCCGAGCAGGGCTCGGTCTACGCGGACGAGGCCAACGTGGTGCAGTTCGCCGACCGGCACGCCATCATCAAGGAGACGCGCAGCAACACCTCGCAGGCCACGTTTGGCACCGGCAACCTGCCGTATACCGAAATCGCGCTGGACTACTCAAGCGACCTCATCAAGAACAACGTGACCGTGACGCGCACGGGCGGCGTGGCGCAGACCAGCACCAACGCTACGAGCGTGACGGCATACGGCAAGAAGTCCTACGACTTGTCCGCGATGGCGCTCTCGACCGACGTGCAGGCGCTGTCGACGGCTGACTACATCGTCAGCGTCTACAAGGAGCCTGCCGTCCGGGTCTCGTCCATTACGATCGCGTCTCAGTACCACGCCGACACCATGACGCAGGCGCTGTCGCGCCAGATACGCGACCGGGTGACGGTGCAGTTCGCACCTCCAGGGGGAGGTACGATCTCGCAGGAGCTGCTCATCGAGGGCATCGAGCACTCGGTTTCACCGCAGGGGCAGATGTCTACGCGGTTTACGTTCAGCTCTGCATCACTGGTAAAAGGCTGGGCGCTCGGATTCGGCGCGCTCGACACCACGACGATTCTGGCGTTCTAAGGAGACTGATATGGCGTGGACTAATCCGGCGGACAAGACGACCGGCGACGTTGT